AATGGATTATCAGATAGCATGGATATAGATGACAGAATTGGTGAGAGTGGATTTAGTGATAATAATGCACTTTCATACAACATGGACTCAGAAGCTAGAGTAGAAGATGTACCAGCATAAAATATTAAATAAATAATAAAATGGGATATAATAATAATACATACGCTATATGTGATATAGCAACAGACATGTCAAAAGTAGATTTTTCGCAAGTTTCGCAGTCTAGTGGATTAACATGTAGAAGGAGTTTAGACGATACACTGTTTGTAATCAAGTATCCGACAGGGAAAATACCAACGTTTATAAATACGGGTATTATAGTTCCAAGTGAGGTACTAGATCATGAACAAACATTAGCATTAATGGCAACGCCAGAGTGGAGTGAGCCAATGCCACAATAAATAATAATTAAAATTTAATTAAATGAAAATTAAAGAAGAACAATTAAGTAAAATTCAAGAACAACAAAAAAGTTTAAACCAAATCCTAAACGAAGTGGGGGTTTTAGAAGCTAACAAACATGGATTGCTGCATAGGTTTGCAGGAGTTAATCAAGAAGTTGAAGATTTTAAAACAGAACTTGAATCAGAATACGGTGCTATAAATATAAATGTTGAAGACGGGACGTACGAACCTATAGAACAAGAGGCAAAAGAAGTAGATGTTTCTAATCCTTCATAGTTATGTCTAGTGTGATAAGAAAAATCAGTATTGGTTCTGATTATAAAAATGAGGCTATGCACTATGCAGTCGGTCAGCAAGTATATGGTGGACATAATATATCAAACATCTTATATAGCGATGATGATAACTCCTACAATATATTTATAACCAAAGAAGACGAAGTATTACCATGGAAGAAATTTAATTCTAATATGGCAATATCTGTGGAATATGACTTAGAATACTGATGAATAGTATATATGATTTTATTATTAAACCTTTAGGTGAAAGATATGATAATGAAAAGAAAATAGGGGATAAAACTCTCATAACAAATACTAAAATAGAGGATTTTAAATCTGTTAATAACAGGGCTATAGTTATTTCTACACCATCAGTATACAGTGGGGACATAGACAGGGGAACTGAAGTTATAGTGCACCATAATATATTTAGAAGGTTTTATGATATGAAAGGTAGGGAAAAGAATAGCCGTTCATATTTCAAAGGTGGTATGTATTTTTGTGGTCCTGATCAATTATACATGTATAAGCAATATGGTAAATGGAAAAGTTTTATGGATAGGTGTTTCATAAAACCGATTAAAAATAGACAACCCTTTACGTTTCAAATAACCGAACCCTTAATAGGTATTGTAAAATATGACAATACTGTCTTAAATGATCTAGGAATCACAAATGGGATGATTGTAGGTTTTAAACCGGATTCTGAATTTGAGTTTGTTATAGATGGGGAGCTTTTATATTGTATGAAATCAAATAACATCGTGATAAAACATGAATATCAAGGAGACGAAGAAGAATATAATCCAAGCTGGACAGGTAGCAGTTAAAGAATTAATTAAAGTAGCTAAAGAACCTATTGTAGATAGTGGTGATGATGTATCAGCTGATAGACTTAAAAATGCTGCCGCTACAAAAAAACTCGCTATCTTTGATGCTTTTGAAATATTAAATCGTATTGAAGATGAGAAGAGAATGCTGGAAGAAAAACCTAAAGAAGAAAAGAAAGAAGAAAAAGCTTTTAGGGGTTTTGCTGAAGGAAGGAGTAGATCATGAGTTATGAACAAAATCTTTATAAAATTTTACCGGATGATTATATTAACCCAAAAATACTTAAGAAGAATAATAGAAATAAGAAATGGGAGTATGGTTATAACGCGGATTATGATTTCATTGTAATAAGTAAAACTGGGGAAATTGGACAAATCTACGACATTCAAAACCTTAAAATCGCATTACCAAAACAGAAAGATGTTTTTAAAAGATCCACCAAAGTCGAAGAGCAGTATTGGGAACCAGACGAATATTCCAAAGAACTCTCGCGAATAAAAAATGTATTTGATTGGGACAACTATCCTCAAGAGTTTAAAGATAAATACTATGATTATATAGATGGAGAATTTCAAAGACGTGATGAAGGTTATTGGTTTTATAATAATGGCACCCCTACTTATATTAGTGGTTCTCACTATATGTACTTACAATGGACTAAAATCGATGTGGGTAAACCCGATTACAGGGAATCCAACCGGCTTTTCTATCTTTTTTGGGAAGCTTGCAAAGCTGATAAAAGATGCTATGGCATATGCTATCTAAAGAATAGACGATCAGGATTTTCTTTTATGGCATCATCAGAGTTAGTTAATATAGCTAGTATGTCTAGCGATTCTAGATTTGGTGTATTATCTAAAACTGGATCTGATGCTAAGAAGATGTTTACAGATAAAGTTGTACCTATAAGCATTAACTACCCCTTCTTTTTTAAACCGATTCAAGATGGTATGGATCGACCTAAAACAGAGTTAGCATATAGAGTACCTGCTTCAAAACTCACTAGAAGAAAACTAGAAGCTAACGAGAAGTTACAAGATATAGTTGGATTAGATACTACTATAGATTGGAAGAATACCGGAGATAATTCATATGATGGTGAAAAACTTAAGCTATTAGCACATGATGAATCTGGTAAATGGGAGAGACCAGATAATATTTTGAACAACTGGAGAGTTACTAAAACAACTATGAGACTAGGTAGTAGAATAGTTGGGAGATGTATGATGGGGAGCACTTCTAATGCTTTAGATAAAGGGGGAGGCAATTTTAAGAAATTATATAATAATTCAGATGTCACTAATAGAAATCGCAATGGCCAAACAAGCTCGGGATTATATTCTTTGTTCATACCTATGGAATGGTCCTACGAAGGATATATTGATACTTATGGCATACCTGTCTTCGATACGCCACGAGATCCAATTAAAGGGATTGACGGACAGTTAATAGATATAGGGGTAATAAATCACTGGGAAAATGAAGTAGAAGGTTTAAGAAATGATCAAGATAGTTTAAATGAATTCTACAGACAATTCCCCAGAACTGAGCAACATGCATTTAGAGATGAAACTAAAGAATCATTATTTAATCTAGTTAAGATATATGAACAGATAGATTATAATGATGGTGTAAATAATGCTGCTAATATAACTACTGGAAGTTTCCAATGGGAACATGGAATTAAAGAAAGTAAGGTTATATTTATGCCAAGAAAAGATGGTAGATTTAAGATTTCCTGGGTACCACCTAAAAATCTTCAAAATCAAGTGATAATAAAGAATGGAGTGAAATATCCTGGCAATGAGCATATTGGTGCTTTTGGATGTGATAGTTATGATATTTCTGGTACAGTTGACAAAAGAGGATCTAATGGAGCACTACATGGACTCACTAAATTTAGCATGGAAGATGCCCCACCAAATCATTTCTTTTTAGAGTATATAGCAAGACCTCAAACCGCAGAGATATTTTTTGAAGATGTACTTATGGCATTAGTTTTTTATGGAATGCCTTTATTATGTGAGAATAATAAACCTAGGTTGTTGTACTACCTAAGACGAAGAGGTTATAGAGGATTTTCTATAAATCGTCCAGATAAAGTTTGGAATAAATTATCTATAACAGAAAAGGAAATTGGTGGTATACCAAACTCTAGTGAGGATATAAAACAAGCCCATGCATCAGCTATAGAATCTTACATAGAGGATTTTGTTGGATTGAAGGAAAATGATTACGGAGATATGTATTTCCAAAAAACATTAGAAGATTGGGCTCAGTTTAATATAAATAATAGAACTAGGCATGATGCTTCTATAAGTTCAGGTTTAGCAATAATGGCTTGCAATAAAAATAGGTATAAACCAGTTGCTGATAGAAAGAAAAAATATATTGATTTAGGATTTAAAAGATATGACAACAAAGGTTTTGTTTCAAAAATAATAGAATAAATGATTTATACTACTACTAATAGTTCTTTCCCTGATCAGGTAGTACCTGAAGAAGAAAAGATGACTCTAGAGTATGGTCTTCAAGTAGCAAGAGCAATAGAAGGTGAATGGTTTACAAGTAGCAGAGGAGCAGATAGGTTTTTCTCTAGTTATAATAACTTCCATAACTTAAGATTATATGCAAGAGGAGAACAGTCTATTCAAAAATACAAAGACGAATTGTCCATAAATGGGGACCTTTCCTATTTAAATTTAGATTGGAAACCCATACCAGTAATTCCAAAGTTCGTAGATATAGTAGTAAATGGTATGTCACAAAAGACATATGACATAAAAGCTTATTCACAAGATCCAGAATCGCTTAAAGTAAGGACTGCATATGCTGAAACTATTTTAAGGGATATGCAAACAAGAAAATACCTAGATCAAGTACAACAAATACTAGGTATTGACATATATTCAGTGGAAGATCCTGAAAACTTACCTGCTAACAGAGAAGAATTAAATCTTCACATGCAATTAGATTATAAACAATCAATTGAGATAGCAGAAGAAGAAGCGATAACAAATACTTTAGCCAAAAATAAATATGAATTAGTAAGGCGTCGGGTAAATAGAGATTTAACAGTACTTGGTATAGGAGCAACGAAAACCGGGTTTAATAAATCTGAGGGTGTTACTATAGATTATGTAGATCCAGTTAACTTAGTTTACTCATATACAGAAGATCCTAATTTTGAAGATATATATTATGTAGGTGAAATAAAGTCCCTTAGTTTACCAGAACTTAAGAAACAGTTTCCCAATATAACAACTCCTGAGTTAGAGAAAATACAAAAATATCCTGGAAATAGTGGTTATGCTAGAAACTGGAATGGTAGAGATGATAACAATGTAGTACAAGTTTTATATTTTGAATACAAAACTTATACAGATCAAGTATTTAAAATAAAACAAACAGGTACTGGATTAGAAAAAGTACTAGAAAAACCAGATACATTTAATCCGCCACCTAGTGATAATTTTGATAGGGTTTCAAGATCAATAGAAGTATTGTACTCAGGGGCAAAGATATTAGGACATCCACTAATGCTTAAATGGGAGTTAGCTAGAAACATGACAAGACCAAAGTCTAATCTTGTAAAGGTTAATATGAATTATAATATATGTGCTCCTCACTTATATAAAGGAAGAATAGAATCACTTGTAAGTAGGACCACTGGTTTCGCAGATATGATACAATTAACCCATTTAAAACTACAGCAAGTTTTATCTAGGATAGTTCCAGATGGTGTATATTTAGATGCTGATGGATTAGCGGAAGTAGACTTAGGTAATGGTACTAACTATAACCCCGCTGAAGCGCTTAATATGTATTTCCAGACAGGTAGTATAGTAGGTAGGTCATTAACACAGGATGGTGATATGAATCCAGGCAAAGTGCCTATACAAGAACTACAAACATCTAGTGGTGGGGCTAAAATACAATCTTTAATACAGACTTATCAATACTATCTCCAAATGATAAGGGATGCTACAGGTTTAAATGAGGCTAGAGACGGTAGTACTCCAGATAAAAATGCGTTAGTAGGATTACAGAAGTTAGCGGCAGCGAATTCAAACACGGCAACTAGACATATACTACAAGCTAGTTTATACTTAACATTAAGAACATGTGAGAATGTAGCTTTACGAATAGCCGACGCATTAGAATTTGATTTAACAAGGGAAGCTTTACGTTCTAGCATTAGTTCTTATAACGTTGGTACATTAGAAGATATATATAATTTACATTTATATGATTTTGGTATATACTTAGAACTACAACCAGATGAAGAAGAGAAGCAACAACTAGAGCAAAATATACAAGTAGCTTTACAGAGTGGTCAAATATATTTAGAAGATGCTATAGATATACGAGATGTAACAAATCTAAAACTAGCTAATCAACTTCTAAAACATAGAAGGAAGAAAAAACAGGAGTACGATCAACAAATCCAACAACAAAATATTCAAGCACAAGCACAGGCTAATGCTGAAACAGCAGAGGCAGCTGCTTTAGCAGAAGTGCAGAAACAACAAGCTATGGCTCAAACTCAATTACAAATTGAGCAAGGTAAATCGCAATTCGAAATACAAAAACTACAACAAGAGGCTGAGATTAAAAAGCAATTGATGGAATTAGAATTTACTTACAATATGCAATTAGCCCAAGCAAAAATAGAAAAAGAAAAAGAGAGAGAACAATTTATAGAAGATAGGAAAGATAAAAGAACAAGGATACAAGGAACACAACAAAGTGAATTAATAGATCAAAGAAAGAACGACCTGTTACCAAAGAATTTTGAATCCGCTGGAAATGATACTTTAGGTGGAATTGGTTTAGAACAATTTGATCCACAGTAATTTTAATAATCATATAATATCATATCATGGCAGAAGAAGTAAAAGAAGCAGTGAAAGAAGAAGGTGCTTTTAAAATGAAAAAGAAAAGACCTAAAAAACTAACTAAAAAAGATAAACCTTTTAAAGTAGATTTATCTAAAAAAGAAACTAAAGAAGATGCCGTTCAAGAGTCAAGCACAGAGAGCGTGGATGTACAAGAACTTCCCAGCGATGGCAAAGAAGTGGGAGAAGTACACATCAAAGAGCAAGTCATTACCCCAACGAGTGAAGAAAAGAAAGAAGAAGTAATACCTGAAAAACAAGAAGAGAAAGTTACAGTCATTCAGGAAATTACAAATGAAGAAAAGCAAGAAGAAGTTGTTAGTGAAATTAAAGAAGAATTAAAAGTAAATCCTCAATTAGAACTACCAGAAAATATAGAAAACCTTGTTGAGTTTATGAGGGAAACTGGGGGAACAATAGATGATTATACTAGACTTAATGCAGACTATACTAATGTAGACGGTAATACATTACTTAAAGAATATTATAAGCAAACAAAACCCCATTTAGACTTAGACGAAATAAGTTTTATGATGGATGATTCATTTGCTTACGATGAAGATATGGATGAAGAGCGAGACATCCGTAAGAAAAAACTCGCAATGAAA